ACCGGAGACGAAGACGATGAAGCTTTCAGATACGCAGCGGATTGTATTGAGCCATGGCGCGCAGCACCCGCAATTGCTGGCGATTGCGCCGAAGCATTTGCCAGTCGCTGCCTGCCGCGCGGTGGTGAACAGCCTGATCAAAAGCCGCCTGCTGATTGAGGTTGCTGCGCCGCGCGATCAATTGGCGATGGTGTGGCGCACGGATGCGGATGGCACGCCGATCCTGATCCAGGTGACGGATGAAGGGCTGCGCGCCATTGGCATTGACCCGAATGAGGGCTGCGCGGCGCCCGAGCCGGCGGCACAGGGCGGGGAAGACAACGCACAGCAGGCTGAGGAGCAGCCTTCCGCCGAGGCCGCCCAGGCCGCGCCCGAGGCGCCCAACATGGGAAGCGTGAACCTGCGCGAGGCCGCCGAGCGCTTGCTAGCAGCCTGGGAGGAAACCCCGCCGCCCAATGCCTCGCAGGACCCGATCACCCGTGCGATGGACATGCTGCGCAACGTGCTCTCACGGCGCGGCACACGCGCCACGGGCGCGCCACGTAAGCCGCGCGAAGGCACGAAGCAAGAAGTGGTGCTCGCGATGCTCCGACGCCCTGAGGGCGCGACGGTGGCGCAGATCGCCGAGGCGACAGGCTGGGCGCAACACACGGTGCGCGGGTTTTTCGCCGGGCTGAAAAAGCGCCAGGGCATCACGGTGGAGATCGCGGAACGCATTCGCCAAGTCGGCCCGAACAAGCAGGGCGCAAAAGGATCCTACACCGTCTACCGCGTGGCGGAATGAAGCTGCGTAGCCACAGCGGCATGAATGATTGCCAAGCCCAGGGATCATCGCGATCCCTGGCGCTTTATGGCCTTGGCTCGCGCGAAACACAGCGCGAAGCGTCCGTCACGCAAGACGGAGAGTGACGATGCACGCAGAAACTGAAACCCGATGGATCGTGCTGGGCAACGATGGCCGGCATGTTTCCTTGGGTCGCACTGAGCCAAGCGAGGCGGAAGTGATGGCCGCCAGCGACGCCCTTGCCGCACAGGGGCTTTCCGGATGGCTGGCACGCATGCAGGGCGATTACTACAGCCGGGGAAAAGTGACGCTCGAACCCCTCCAGCGCATCGGCATTGTGCACGACGCCGACTGGCAAGCAGCACTTTCCGCATTCCACGCAGCGCGGCACCGCGCCACACACTGAACCCTCACCAACGCGCGGCGGGAGGTCGCCGCCATGGCTGAACTGACACCCTCCACGCGTGAAGCAGCACGACGCCTCGGCGTCAGCGACACCACCATGCACAAGGCAGAACGCTCCGGGCGCATTACGCGCGAGCCGGATGGCCAATGGGACATCGCCAAACTGCGGGTGCAGATGCGCGAAACCGCAGACCCGCAGCGTTCCTCGCTTAGCGGCAACGCGGCAGTCGAGGGCACGCCCTTCGCACGCCTAAAGGTCGCGCAACTCGCCCTGAAAGTCGAAGCTCAGCGCCTGGCGCTCGATGAAAGCAAGGGCCGGCTGCTCGATGTCGCGACGGCCAATGCGACGATTGATGAAATCGCCAGCACCATGCGCGACGCGCTGCTGAACTGGCCCGCGCGCGTGGCCGGCGTCATCGCCGCCGAACTCGGCATCGAGCCCCATCTGCTGCAAACCATTCTGCAGCAGCACATCAATGAGCTTCTGACGGAGGCTTCCGATCGTTTCGACCCTCCCGGCATCGGCGGCGAGTGAGAGCCGCACGCGTGAGCATGTGCGCCGTCGCGCCGGGGCCATGCTGCGCCCGCCGCCGCAACTCACTGTCTCGGCCTGGGCTGAGCAACACCGCATCCTGGGAAGCCGTGCCTCATCCGAGCCCGGCCCCTGGCGCACCAGCCGCACGCCGTATCTCCGCGATGTGATGGATGCGCTGTCTGCGGTGCATCCGGCACAGCGGATCGTCGTGATGAAAGGGGCGCAGACTGGCGGTTCCGAGGCAGGGAATAACTGGCTCGGCTACATCATGCATCACGTCCCCGCACCGGTGCTGGCGGTGCAGCCCACCGTAGAACTCGCTAAGCGCTTCTCTCGCCAACGCATTGATCCATTGCTGGAGGAAACGCCGGCGCTGCGCGATCGTGTGGCCCCCGCCCGCGCGCGCGACAGCGGCAATACCATGCTGTCCAAGGAATTCCCGGGCGGCATTCTGGTTCTGACGGGCGCGAATAGTGCGGTCGGGCTGCGTTCCATGCCGGCCAGGTTTTTGTTTCTGGATGAGGTGGATGCCTATCCCGGCGACATCGAAGGCGAAGGCGATCCGATTGCATTGGCGGAGGCCCGGGCGCGCACCTTCGGCTGGCGCAGGAAAGCCTTTCTGGTGTCAACCCCAACCATCGCCGGGCGCAGCCGGATTGAACGGGAATATGCGGCATCAGACCAGCGGCGCTATTTCCTGCCCTGTCCGCAGTGCGGCGCCATGCAATGGCTGAAGTTTGAGCGCCTTATCTGGGAGAAGGGCGACCCACGCAGCGTGCGCTACCATTGCGAGGATTGCGACACGCCGATTGAGGAACATCACAAGACCGCCATGCTCGCCGCCGGCGAATGGCGCCCGACAGCGGCGGCGGAGAACCCTCATACGATCGGCTTTCATATCTCGGCGCTCTATTCCCCGGTCGGCTGGTTGTCCTGGGAGCAAATCGCGCGCGATTGGGAGGCAGCGCAGGGCAAGGCGGAGGATCTGAAAACCTTCCGCAACACCGTGCTTGGCGAGACCTGGCAGGATCGTGGCGAGGCACCGGATTGGGAACGCCTGGTGGAACGGCGCGAGGATTTCCGGCTTGGCGTTGTGGCGCAGGACGCGCTGGTGCTGACAGCTGGTGTGGATGTGCAGGATGACCGGCTGGAATGCGATATCTGGGCCTGGGCGGAGGGCTTTTCCTCCTGGTTGGTGGATCACATTGTCATTGCCGGCAGCCCGCGTGAACGTGCGCCCTGGGATGCGTTGGCGGAATTACTGGCGCGGGATTGGCCGCGGGCGAATGGCGGCGCGATACGCATAGCCAAGGCCTGCGTGGATACAGGCGGGCGCGATACGGCGGCTGTTTATGGTCATCTGCGCCGGCTGCGCGATCCGCGCATTGCGCCGACCAAGGGGGTTGATGGTTGGAATAGGGCTCAGCCGGTGCAGGGCCCAACGCCGGTTGATGCGCTGGTGGATGGGCGGAAGCTGCGGCGTGGCCTGAAGCTTTGGACGGTCTCGGTTTCGACCTGGAAGGTTGATCTCTATCGCCGGCTTTGGCTCGGGCGTGGCGAGGCAGCGGAATTCCCGCCCGGCTGGGTGCATTTGCCGCAGGGGATCGAGGTTGAGTGGGTCAAGCAGTTGGTGGCCGAGCAGCTGCATCAGGTGAAAGACAGGCGCGGCTTTGTGCGGCAGGAATGGGCGAAGCTGCGGGATCGGAATGAGGCGCTGGATTGTGCCGTGCTGGCACGCGCGGCGCTGTGGTTGCTGGGCGCGGATCGGTATGGCGAGCGATTTTGGCACAGGCTGCGTGAGGACATCGCGAATGCGCCGGTGGAAATGCCGGAACATCCGCGGCCCGAGCCAGCGCCGAACCCTGATCCACCGCCAATGATGCGCCGGCCTGGTTGGCTGGCGCCGCGTGGCGGTTGGTTGCGGTGATTACTTTCGGGAGGAAATCATGAGTAACGGGGAACTCCACGCGCGCGAGCGCGAGGATCTGTCGCTGCATGTCGAGCGCTGCGCCGAGCGCTACACGGCGGTGCGTGCGGAGATCTGTGGCCTGCGCAAGCAGACGCGTCGGATTGAGGGCGCGATTTGGGGTATCGTCGCTGTGCTTATCGCGCTTGGCGCGGGTGGCGCGCAGATCCTACCGATCCTGCGCGCGCTGGCGCGCGGCGCGGGCGGGTGATCCGCCTTGGACCCCGCAACCCTCGCATGGGCGCTAGCGCAGCCTGCGGGTAGCCGCGCTGCCGTGCTGGCCTCTGCTTATACCGGCGGCGTCACGCGCGTGACCTTCGAAGGCCGCACCGTGGAATACCGCAGCCTGGATGAATTGGGCCGCGCCATTGCGGCGCTTTACGGCGCCGAGAATGCCACCGCACGTCGGCCGGGCGTCACACTCGCCAGCTTCACAAGGAACGCATGATGAAGCTCCACCTGCGCGCTGCATGGACGGCCCTCCGGGGCTATGCGGCTGCGCAGGAGAACCGTGCCTCGACCTGGTCGCCCTCGGGTGGCAGCGCGAATGGCGAGGTCGGCATGGCCGCCGCCAGTGTTGCGCGCCGTGCGCGCGATGCGGTGCGCAATGATCCCTATGCCGCGCGTATCGTCGATCTCTGGACCGGCAACGCCGTCGGTGCGGGCATCACGACGCGCTGGCCTGAAACCGCGCATCGCAATGCCTGGCAGGCCTGGGCGGAAAGCACGGCCTGCGATGCTGAGGACAAGCTTGATCTCTATGGTCTGCAGGCGCTGGCCATGCGCGCGGTCGTCGAAAGCGGCGAATGCTTCATCCGGCTGCTGAGCGTGCCGACATCGCCGCGGAACCCGATTGGCCTCA